GATGGCACATCACAAACTCCCATGGAATCACCGTGTTTTTCGACGGAATTATCCATGGCTGGCCTGATCAGCTTCGGGTCCTTACCCCTACGTTTTCCATAAGCGTAGGTCCACAACGTGAGTTATTCATTTATTACCTGCCTACCAACGGCAGTAAAACATCTTCGATACTCACAATTGCTTCCCTAGATGGAAGGTTCGCCAACTTAGTTGCAACTTTCCCCGGAGGCACACGAACGCCCTGGGTACGGGCCGCGACACATATCGCGGATACTCTGGCTTCACCAAGCATACTCTTGCAGCCAAACAAGAGCTCATCATCCTGGATCCACCACACTCTGCTGCCGGACATCAAACTTAGTGTGTCATGTTTGCAAATACTCGAGTTTCATGGGACATTGTCTTTCTCAAGGACGCAGTCACACCAATCCGCTGTTTCTTTGGGTCGAAGAGACCAGTTCTCCCCAGTGTTTGTTCACGTGTTTCACTTTCAACCGGCTTTCGGCACGGTCTATCCTTACGGTTCGGGTGTGTTTCAACACCTAGTGCAGATAAGGAAATGCATTTCGGACCTCTTAACCAACAGAGACCTTTACTCACTGTGACAGTAGTTCCACCAAGGATCAAACCTTGGGCCAAGGGATACACCTCCGAGTGAAGATTATTCGGTGAGAAGGAGTGAGACACAGCTGTCTCCAACATGCCGCCAAAGCGGAGCTCCACCTAACAAAACTCTCAACCCCGGTCACAGTATCCAAGTGACCCAAGATCCAATATACACGTCATAAGATGCCCAACAACAGGCCCTTTGGTTCTGTTTTGGTGCGGAAGTGTCCTGTCTTTGGTTTCAACAGGAGGTTTTGAAGAGTTTTCCACTCTCTCAGCATACAGCAGCTGGGCGATCGAGGTCTGTCGTGACCGATTTACGCTGTCAGTTAACGTCGTCTAAGGGACTACGAGGAAGAAGGCTTACGGAAAAGAAAGCTCTTTGGATTCGTCCGGTCGATCAGGTTTCCTGATCGAGAGTCGATTGTGAATTGTTTGAACGGCCTCATCAAGAGCAGCCGCTGCAGCACTTTCTGGCATAGGTAAGATTCGTGGAACATGGTCCAACGCGAATTGCCGTCGCAACTCACGAAGAGCCAATATCTCTTTCGTAGTAGTACCAAGAAGGGCAGTGGGAGCAACAGGATCGAAGAAATCGATCACGTATTCAATGTCTAGATAACCCATGAAAGACGGGTCAGTGCCAGGTACAATGCCAGTGGGATCAAATCCCACCAGTACGGACTGGACATCTTGACGAGCTTGAGGCAAGTTGACTGGAAGACCGACAGTGGCCTGATCACAGTAAAACAGATCAGGACCATCGTACACGTAGTCAAGTTCAGCCTTAGGAATACGATAAGGAAAGGTAACGTTCGGTGTAACAACTCGGACACCGTTGAAACTCTGAGCAGTCAGAGATGCAATATCTTTCTCAAAGCACATAGCCCCAACACCAAGCGTGGTGGTTGTGACATAAGTGGTATACTTGATGCGTATCATTCGAAAGACGTAACGATCGTGCAAATAGCCTTGAACGGAAAGGGGTCCTCCCAAAAGAATGGGATTCATAACAATCACGTTCGTACTAACAATTGCAGGAATTGTTACGTCCAAGCGAAAGAAAGCGCCAGGTGGACTACCAGAAGCTAGCTGGATGAAGGATAGAGGTTGGGAACCGTAAACACGGGTTCCGGCAATACCAAGCGAGGGATGTGTAACCCTCGAAGATGGCTCCATCTGAGTCACGTTGTTCTGGATGCATGCGAAAGACGACGGTGTGGCGTAAGAAGCTTCTTTAGCCGAAAACATTCCGCGGATGCCTTTTATAGCGCCAGGGAGATAGGAAGCGACTCCTTCTGCGACATCAAGTGCAGTTGTAAGGAGACCCTTTCTCTTGGGCTTATGTTTGGCCTTCCTCGCTTTTGAAGCGGCTGAAGACACGACGATTGGAGGTTTAGTTTGTTTTTGAGGTCTAGGACGCTGGCTTTTTCCACGTCCTCGGAGAGTAATGGTCATTTGGTTGGCTGAGGAATTATTCATTTGAGACATCGGGTTTCCCCAATGCTCTCAGGCCATCGACTCTATGACGTACAGGGAGATAGTCTATCTCCATTTGCATCTCAGAGCCTTTGGCCAAAAGTTGATCAGGCCAGCTAGCCTGATTCCTTAGAATTTTCCTCCAACCTTTAATACGAGGATGACACCACTTTTTGTGAACAGAAAGCCCTTCACCACTGTACTTCTCAAAGAAGTTGAAGCGGTCCGGACTACAATTTTGTCTGGATTTTTGTTCAGGTATCAATTCATACTCGTAGGACCATTCGGAAGGTACGGCAGGCTCCTCTTGCTTTGGAACCGCTAGGTAGAGATCTGAAACCTCAGACTCATCCTGGTTGGGATAAGTATAGGGATACTCCCTTCCGTCAAAAGTCTTGTAAACAACCTCAATTGCACCACGCGAGGGCTTAACCCCAATCTTCCCAAGATTTCGAAGATTGTAGCGATGCGCGATGTACCTCTGAAGACGTGTCCAATGATATTCCCAAGCCTGTTCACCAGGTAGAGCTATTGGTAGCTCCCATCCAAGACCATAATTTTGGTTGGATGCGAACAGGTTAAGGAGTCCGTCTTTAGTCGTGTGTCGGATTTCATCTCTATGAAGAGAGAGAAAACGAGAGAGCGCTTGTATTTGTGAAAAGGATGTAGGACGAATCGCATTCCACGCGGCTCCTAGGTCATGGACCGGATCGGAGCTTTTCACTTTTGCGGCTGAACCTTCAACAAGGAGGCCAACTGTAAAGTAAGGAATATAATCCCAAACCCCCGTGGCAGGTTCAAGTCGATCCTTGCAGAGAAATCTCCATTGCTGACTATTAACAGTAGCAAGGAATTCATGCTCAAGAGACTTGCCCGGTGAGAGTTTGAAACCAACTTCCTCAATACGGCGTAACCAAAAAGTGCGTAAGAACTTATTCATCATAAATAGGATATCGTCTCCATTAATCAGAACAGCAAGTTCCGAAAACCTGAGATGACGTCGCTGAAAGGGCTTCTTCCTTTTAGAAGTAGACCTCTCCCATTTATAATAATTGAGTTCGTTGATATAGTCTTCGAGAGCTAACCAGTAGCAAACTAAGTTAGCAATACACAAAACCGGAAATGAGAGCGTAGAGCCCATAAGCTGACCATTTTGCTGTCGGCCTGGTAGTAAACCATCTTTCCTGATCTGTGAAGGCTTACCCGGATATTCAAGAGTCTGCTCATAAAGGACATGACGAAGAACCTGTTTCCAAGTTTGAACAATGGAAGCGTCGGAATCGTCAATCTTAGTGAGAAGAGTTTCGAAGATCTGCTTGGTAAACCTGATATCGAGACCATCAGTGGCAGCACTGTAATCTCCACTATTCCATACCCATTCACCGGGACAGCGCGGATCATTTGCGATCAGACGACTCGTCCTGTGCTGTGAAAGGAACTCAAAGTTCGCGGGCTCAACAGGCTTACCTATGAGACTGAACTGGGGTTTTCGCTTCAAGAAGCTATGCATCTGTTTTTGCATAGGCATCGAAGCAGCGTACGTTAGTGGATCACCTTTGGAAACCAATCGGACTTTAAGTGGCTCCAAGATCGGAGCAACCTTTACCGTGTCGTTGCAAGCGTGGGTAGCCGCCGAAACTAGGAGAGTCATATCAATCATTGGAAATGTCTTGATAGCTCGCTCTGAGTCTTCATGGGAATTGACTTTGCGCACAGAGTCAATAGGAGTCGGAACTCCAAGCCACCCACCCACGACAATTTTGCCTCGGTTATCCAGCCCAAAAATCTCAGAGTGAGGTCTTTGGACAATACGATCATCCAGGAAAGATAACATGATATCTGCGAGGTCTCCCTGGTCGTAGAGTTGATTACCAAACTGGTAATCCTCCGAATCGAAGATCGAAGCAAAGAACTCATGACCCACCGGGTTCTCGGGCTTTGTGATATACTGTGAAACGCGGTAGATGTCTCTATCGGTCGGTAGTATAGTCGCAAAAGCCGCCTGGACAGCCTGGATTTGGCCACCTTGTGCGCGGCCATATGTGTTGCATGCATTATGACTCATCTCGTATTCGACGGAACGAGGAATTTCAAAATTTGCCTTTTGCAAGAGCTCGTCTAAACAGACTTGAGCTCGAAATTGAAATTCCTCCGGAAACTCGGATTCGGGTGGATGAGTAAGCGCCTTCTTATGCTTTTTGAAGGCACCCACGATGTCAGTTTCGTCCATAGGAGCACAGCCTCGTTTTGTTTGAAGCCATGAGTAGAAAAACTTCTGCCATCGGGGGGATTTTGTCTGGATTAGGCCATGTGTTAGCCAACGTCCCAAAGATCCCCGAAAAAGACGAAATGATGCATGCTCGAGTCCGAGTGGACGATCGGGTAAGGCATTGTGAAAAAAGCGCGCATGTGGCGCTACAGAAAAGAACTTGATGTAAGCAACGATCAAGTCAGAAGGCCACAAGCATGACCTTCGAATAGCATCTCCAAAATCAAGATGTGAAGTCGGAGTCGGAAAAAAGCCAGAATTCTTGTTGAAAATCAATTCCAGCAGGGATCTGAACCAAAAAATCCTATGTTTATAGGATCGGAGGGCAGGACCTACAAGTTCTCCATCAGCCAGCTTACCTTTGAAGAGATTATGAAGCCATCGGCACCAGCCGGGTTTAATCTCATTGAAAAATTCAAGGTAAGGCAAGCTTTCATTGCTTGCGGGTCCCAGGGCTGCCTTTAAAGGAACGGCAGCGAGACCTTTGCATAACGTATCGAAGTGGATTAACCAATCCGCTATGCTAACCAACCC